TTCATCAGATTTTCTTACACGGAGTTGTATGAGGTATTGCTTTGATATTGATGGGACTATCTGCGATACTCCCAATAATGAGAATGGAAAACCAGATTATGAAAAGGCAACTCCTATTCCCTTCATGGTAGAGAGAGTAAATCAGCTCTATGATGAAGGGAATTATATTATCTTGATGACTGCCAGGGGCAGAGGGTCAGGTGTGGATAGAAGTGAAATCACCAAGCAGCAGTTGTCTGATTGGGGTATCAAGTATCATGAACTGGAACCTATGTTCCACAAACCAAATGCTGACATTTTTATTGATGACAAAGGTATTAATGTAGAAGAGTGGAAGAGACAGAAACCACTCAAGAGAGGTATTGTTGCTGGTGCATTTGATGTGATGCATCCTGGTTACATCAGGATGTTTAAGGAGTGTAAGGAGCACTGCAATCACTTGACTGTGGCATTGCATGAAGACCCTTCTATGGCACGTCCCAACAAACTGGAACCAGTGCAGTCATTGGAAGACAGGAAAGAAATCTTGAGGTCTATCAGATACATTGATGATATTGTTGTCTATCAGGCAGAAGATACCTTCCTGTCCTATCTGGATGACTATGATATTCGCTTTGTGGGTTCAGATTATGCAGATGGTTCCTACACAGGTAAAGATAAAGATATTGAGATACATTTTATCAACAGAGATCATGACTACTCAACAACCAAATTGAAGAGTCAGATATTTAAATCAGTTTTTGCAAAGATGGATGAGCATTATGACTAAGAGTTTGGTGACAGGTGGTTCAGGTTTCATTGGGTCAAACTTGGTAGACTACCTAAAAGAACAGGGACATGAAGTCATCGTTGTTGATAATAGATCTGCCAACAACGAAAAATTCTATGGAGAATCTGCACTTGTAGATATCACCAACTATGAGGGAATGCGTCCACTCTTTGAGGATGTGGACTATGTGTTCCATCTTGCTGCAGAATCTAGACTGCAGCCTGCTATTGAGAATCCTATCAATGCAGTCCAGAAGAACTGTGTGGGCACTGCAGTAGTCCTTCAGTGTGCCCGTGAGGCAGGAGTCAAGAGAGTTGTGTATTCTTCTACTTCATCTGGTTATGGTGGAAACCCATGGCCAAATGTAGAGACACAACCTGATGACTGTCTCAATCCATACTCTGCATCCAAGATTGCTGCAGAGAAGTTCTGTAAGATGTACTTTGACTTGTATGGTCTGGAGACCGTTTCTCTGAGGTACTTCAATGTCTTTGGTGAAAGGTCTCCTGCAAGGGGTCAGTATGCCCCTGTAATCGGCATCTTCCAGCGTCAGCAATCAGCAGGTGAACCCCTGACTCTTGTGGGTGATGGAGGACAGCGTAGAGACTTCATTCATGTCAAGGATGTAGCACGAGCAAACTTCCTTGCTGCTACCAAAGATCTTGGTGAACACGTTGGTGGTGTCTTTAATGTGGGTAGTGGTAAGAACTACTCCATCAAAGAAATTGCCCTTTCTATCTCAGATAAATTAGTATATCTGCCAGAGCGTTCTGGTGAAGCATCCACGACTCTTGCCAACATTGACAAGATTAGGAATGTTATTGGATGGGAACCCGAAATTGATGTGATTGATTGGATCAATGGACAAAAATAAAGCAGCCTACAAACTGGAAGGACTGCCTCACATTTACTACACCAATCTGGATAGAAGTGAGGCACGTCGAAAGTATATGGAGGACCAGTTTAAATACTGGAACATCACGGACTACACCAGAATCTCTGGGTATGACGGTACGGTATCTGACCTTAGTGAGATTCTAAAGGGCAGATATCCTGATATGATGGGACCGACTGACGTAGGATGCTGCACCTCTCATTTGAAAGCAATCAAGCATTGGTTGGAGACAACTGATGACCAAGTTGCTATTATGATGGAGGATGATTGTGACCTGCGACCAATCAGTTACTGGGGGTTTACATGGAAAGACTTCTATGCTAGTCTTCCTTTCGACTGGGATGTTGTTCAGCTTGCTGTCATTAATCCTGGTTCGGTCTACATCAAACTGCATAAGAGGTTTGTGAATGACTTCTCAACTGCTTGTTATCTAATCAATAGACGACATGCTGAAAAGATTATGCATTACACAGACAGAGGAACTGATAAGTGGAAACTTGATTACAAAGCAAAACCACGATGCAATTCCGAACACCTGATTTATGATTCAGGTAATACTTATGCAATTCCACTGCTCCTCTACTCTGCTCCAGAGCATCCATCAATGATTCAAACAAAAGAACATATTGATGCTTTCCACGTTCCTAGTAGAGATGGTTTGTGGAACTTCTGGACTACTCAGTCTAATAAGATTTCTGACTGGAAGGACTTCTTTGACTATGATCCATATCTTGGAAGACTTCCCCCTATGCCTGAACAAGCAGGGGCTTGACAAATCAAAAATCTTAAGGTAATATAAATAGGTATTCGTGACGAAGCCTCAATTACTCGCCTAGTCCCGAGAGCAAACAGAGACACGTCGAGTCTCTTCACATCCGCAGGTATTACTCTGCGAGAAAATAACGAGGTATCTAAAATGATTAAATCCGTAATTGCAGCTGCCGCTGCTGCTCCCCTTTTCGCTGGTGCTGCTTTTGCAGGACCCTACGTTAACGTTGAAGCCAACTCTGGTTTCGCTGGTAGCGACTACACTGGCACCACGACTGACTTCCACGTTGGTTTTGAAGGCACCGCTGGTGACAGCGTTGGCTGGTACATCCAGGGTGGTCCTTCGGTAATCAGCACCGATGGCGCTGGTTCTGAGACCAAGTTCTCCGCCAAGACTGGTGGTAGCGTTGCTGCAACTGAAAACCTGGGAATCTATGGTGAAATTTCATTCGTTGAAGGCACCACCAATTCCTACGGCACCAAGGCTGGTCTGAAGTACTCCTTCTGATTTCCTGTGCTATAATATGGGGGACTTCGGTCCCCCTTTTTTTATGCTTAAAAAATTCCTTAACGAAATCTGGTTAGTCCCTACAGTGTTGTTGGGATTTTTGCTCATTGTGCAAACTGTGCATACTCATGCACACTATGATGCACACTCAAAAGCAGGAGACCTTTGTATTGGTAAGTAATTATACTTAATATGTCGGGAAACCGTAACAAGAGGGGCTTGACCCCTCTTTATTTTTCCTATATAATTATGTTATAAATCTTTACAAAAAGACAATGACGGTAACAACTAACGAGTACGGGCAACAGAATATGTTTGCCAAAGAACCCGTAATGTACTATGAGAACTATGGTATGCTGACTCCCAACATGGTTAAGGAGCGCACCAATGGTCGCTGGGCAATGATGGGTTTTGTCTCGGGCTTGATTTCTTACGCAATCACTGGTAAACTGTTTTTCGGTATCTTTTAAGAATTTATACCTATGGCTTTCAAAGTAACCCTTCGTCAACCTGATGGCGCTGAGACCACCATTGAATGCGCTGATGATCAGTACATCCTGGATGCGGCAGAAGAGCAGGGAGTAGATCTTCCTTACTCTTGCCGTGCTGGTGCTTGTTCTTCTTGCGCTGGTAAAGTGGTAGAAGGCACTGTTGACAATGAAGATCAAACCTTCCTGGATGACGAGCAAGTAGCAGCAGGATACATTCTGACTTGCACTGCATACGCGACCAGTGACTGTGTAATTGAGACAGAACAAGAAGAAAATCTCTAGTGATGACTGAACTAATTTTCACAGTAACGAGTGTTGCCTTCTTTGTATTGCTGGCACACTCTGTAAACCAACTCTCTGAGACTTATTGATGGAACACTCTTTGGCAGAACTCCTCACTTACTATGTAATTGCAGGAGCACTTATTATTGGAGCACCAGCAGTGTTTTTTATTATTGCCTTTATGCCTGCACTAATGAATACTAAAGGTGCAGTAGTTGGTTATAAAACTCGCCGTGATTATGGCGAAACCTCTATCTACTCTAAAGTAAAATAGGAGAAAAACAATGAACGAAAGAGCAGAACGTATTAATGGTTGGGCAGCAATGATTGGTATTGTTGCCGCCTTCGGTGCATACCTCACCACAGGACAAATCATTCCTGGAGTATGGTGATGTTGTTGTTAGCATCAATGTTACTGGGAATGTGGATCCTCATCAGTGCCCTTGGTAACAATGGTGCTGACGATGATGATGACTTTGGCGGCGGCATGATGATCCCCGCATATAACCCCACTAGTTAAATGATTGAAGTAAAAATGAGAAAGGAACAGTATCAAGTACCTCAAGTAGAATTTGTTTTCCGTGAAGATGGAAATTTTGTCACTCGCACTACCTCTGAACTTTTCAGTGGTAAGCGTGTGGTTATTTTTAGTCTACCTGGTGCATTCACTCCTACTTGCAGTGCTTATCAGCTCCCTGGATTCGAGGACAACTACGATGAATTTGCTGCTCTTGGCGTTGACGCTATTTACTGCATTTCTGTTAACGACGGCTTTGTTATGAATGCCTGGGCAAAAGATCAGGGAATCGAAAAAGTTACTTTAGTACCTGATGGCAATGCCTACTTCACTCGTTCAATGGGTTACCTGGTCAATAAGTCTAATCTTGGCTTCGGTGAGCGTAGTTGGCGTTATGCTGCTGTCGTTGATGATGGAGTCATTGAGAAACTCTTCCTTGAGGAAGGTTTCAGAGACAATGCAGACTCAGACCCCTACGAAGCATCAACACCAGAAAAAGTCCTGGAATACTTGCAACAATAATTCTGAGAAGGAGGGGTAAAACCCTCCTTTTTTAATAAATAGCAGAGCCTTATCTTATGCGGAATGTCAGAAGAAGTAAAGGAATCTCCTAAAGAAGAAGAGAAAAAGAAAGGTTTATTTGGTAAAATAAAAGCAGCTGCCGATGACCACGAAGGTCAGTTAGAAGCGATCAGCACAATGGTTAGACTTGGTATCCTTATCTGGTCTGGTGGTATTTTGACTCTTGCTTATATTAAACTTCCTGCTGCACTTGGTATTCCTGAGCAGAAACTTGATCCTACTTTCATCGCATCGGTCTTCACTGGGGTCTTAGCTACCTTTGGAGTTCAGACTGCGAAGAAGTCTGGTGACGGCACAATGAAGATGGGTGGTGCTGGTGGTGTTTCTAAAGCAGATCTTGAGAAACTAATTGCTGCTGCAGCACAAACAGCACCTGCACAAACAATTAGAATTGAGCAAGCACCAATTCAGATTGCAACAGCACCTAAGAAAGATGGTGAACCCCCTGTAATGCCTACGGTATAGTATTATGGCAAATAACACTCCACCTCCCAAGTCACCATTTAAATGGGTAGTTATTAGTGTGGGAGGAGTTCTTGCAATTGCTCACATTGGAGTGTTAGGTCATTTAATACGACCGCAGTATCCTGTAATCAACTTTCCTCCTGGTGATTATTCATCATATAAAGTTGAAGCGACCAGAGATGGTTATACTGTTGAATATAAAGCAAATGATCCTAGAGTTTTAGAATCCAATAGAGAACTTCATCTTGACCAAGACAGGAAAGGAATCTTTGGTAATGATGTGAAGAGGCGTGAATATAGACGTGATGAATATACTATGGATGGTTCTAGAAATTTGGGAGGTGGGGTATTTGACCCCGAGGGAAAGTCTCTTGTAAAAAGCGAAGAGTGTATCAGGGCGGACGCTGGCGCACGATCACAAGGTGCGATGGCAGGAACTAGTATTGCTGCTGGTGCTCTTGTTCCTGCCATTGTTAATGTTCCATACATTGGTTGGTTAGCAGCAGGATGGGTAACATTGCTTGGAGGAAGAGTTGGTTCTGATATTGGATCTGAAGTGGGAAAAATTTTCAACAACTGTTAATTAGATGGCACATTTCGTAGCATCTGCATTGAACAATAATCTATTCTTAGGAGTTCTTTGTTATGTAATGGTTTTTGTTCCTATTATTGGTATCTGGTATGTTCATAAGTATTCTAAAGACACACACAAATCTGAATGACCCTGTGTGGAGTGTAATCATTCTCCTGCTATGTGGTCTTGCCTTTACTGCTTATTGCGTCATATATATCTTACGACTAGCATATCAGGAGTTGGAAGATGGGAGCAATGACACCTCCGAGTCGGAAGAGTTGCTACAACTTCCGAGTGATCGAGATCAACAGAGTTCTTGACGGAGACACCATAGATGTCACTATTGACTTGGGTTTTGACCTTTATAAAAAAGAAAGAGTCAGAGTTGCTGGTGTCGATACGCCAGAAAAACGCACCAGAGATCTCGAAGAAAAAGAACTTGGATACGATGCAACCAACTGGCTCAAAGAGAAACTCGAAGGTGCGATTGTTGGCGATGACGATCTCGTTATTCGCACTGAGTTGGTTGGGGGTGTTGGCAAATATGGGAGACTCCTTGGATGGCTCTACATTGGAGACGCTGAACTATCCCTCAACGAGCAAATGATTACTGAGGGATATGCCTGGGCATACGATGGTGGAACAAAACAAAAAGATTTTGAAGAACTAAGAGAAATTCGTCGTGCTCATGGCACGCTAGTCTAATGCCTCACGTATTCATTTTTGCTTTTACTCTCCTATTAGTCACTGCCATGGAACTTACATGGCCAGTTAAAGGTAAATCATTTGTAAATAGAGAGGGTGTTGAGTGTGCTACAGTTGCCCTTGCAAAGGAAGACTTTGTTGAACCATCAGTAGAATCATTTGCAAACTTTACAGAGGAGATTGAAGATGCAAAAGGTAATTAACGCTATTGTAATTTTTTCAGGAGTAACTTCTATTGCTTTGATTGGGGGATCAGCATACCTTCTTCTCAATTTAGAACCATTGGTAGAAGGGGCAAAGAAGGAAGCAATCAAAACAGTCACAGAGAGTATTACAAAAGAACTCCCTGGATTAGTCGAAGGTGCTATTCCTAGTATGCCTGGTTCTACAGGTGATGTTCTTAATGCAAAACCAGCAATCCCTGGTATTTGATGGAGATTAGAGACATAGAGATTAGAGATCTGAATATACCTCAGATCTCTAATGTGATTGCAGAACCGACAATAGCAGTCCCCCCTACCATTCCAGTAACACTACAACTTGGAACACCTATAGTGAACCTTCCTGGTTGTGTAGAGGCGCATGAATCCAATAATGGTAGTAGAAATATACTAGAAGATGATCCTAATGGTTCTGTGACATTCTGTGATGGGAGTGTTCCTAGTTATGATCCCATCAACTTTGAACCAGAAAGAATTATTCCTACAGAACCTGCCGCTATCAATACAAAGACAGAAGAGAAATCAAAACCACCAGGGCAGGCAGACATTCCTAGTGCAGCACCACCTGCTACTGCCAAGGTGGATTGTCCTACAGCAGCACAACAAGCAAAAGAACCTGTAGGCACTTACCTGGAGGGTTTTAGAAAAAAAGTTACTGAATACAAACTCATTGATAGTCAATGTATTCAGATAACAGAAGCAGTTCCTTTACCTCAACAAATAGTGGCAGGACTACCTAGTGGTGGTATGGTAATGCAGACGGGCGGCATCGCCTTAGTTGCAACTACCTCTGCACTGCTTGCTAAACCCCTTGCAGATATTTTATTGAAGGTGGTTAAACCAACCATCAAAAAGGTTATGAAAAAGATTGCTACTATTAGGAAGAAGCAGATTCCCGTTGAGTCTGTAAAGGTGCGCCGAGATCAGCAGCGGATCCGCTCACACGCGATTCGGAAGTTGAAGGGGAAGGAATAGAATGTTTGTGTGGAGGAATGACACCGCCAGGGTTAGTAACAACCACATCCGCACACACTTTATAATATGGAGACTTGGGGTGGAAATAAATTCCTTGCTTCTTCATCTCACCACAATTCTTGAGTCTGGCTAATTCAAAGTCCAATCTCTTATTGGCAGTCAGTTGCCTCTGTAGGCTAATTTGAGTCGCTGCTGCTAGTTTGCACTGATCCTGTAGTTCCTGGTCTTGTGGTATGCTCCAGGTGGCACTGACGCCCACAGAGAGGTTGTAGTTGTCCTTCTGACCTGTTCTGGTAGGCATGTGGTATAAGACGTGTCCAGGGCGATCTAAGAGACCATCTTCGTTGAGGTCACTAGTATCATACACAGGGTCCATGTAGTAGGGTTCATATGGTTTCTGCATAGAACCAGCACCTGTCACAAATGGTGTGATGTTCAGAGTTGGTCCTTGACACTGGATCCCACCACCATAGGTGTTGGTGATGTAGGGACCTTGTAAGACTTGGATAGCTTGGTTAGTAACGGAACCTGAAGAATTGGCAACAGGAGAAGCAGTGGCAGAAACACCACCAACAGTTTCAGCAAGAGATTGAGACGGGGATAATATTCCAATTAAAATTGCTCCTATTACTGTGTGAAAATGGAAGTTGTGTCGGTCACACTTTGAATAGTCGTTTCTCTTTGAATAATCGTTTGATTGCTGAGACCTGGACCTTGATACGTCTCCGTGAACTGGAACGCTGCTCCTGGTGTTGTCTGTGTAAAGTTTGGTCTGCCTGTTAAACCAGTCCATGATGATGTCACCCCTTCGATTGTTACATTGTTAGCACCTGTGGTCGGAGAAAGATTTCCTGATGCTGTGATACCACTTCCTGTTACTGTATATTGATATCCTGTGTTATAGTCTATTGAATTTATTGTTTCGGTTACTGTAGATGTTGTTTCTGTATGACTGGTCATACTTCCCTGTGTAAAATTAGGGACCACAGGGACTGCATGAGCAGCCCCATGTAAAACACCGAGGATTAAACCCAGTCCAATCGCTTCCCTTAAGTTGGACATTACTTCACAGTAATTTCAGTAACAAATTGTCCTGTTGCAGAAGAACCACTGCCACCAGCTGTAAGACTTACTGCTCCCGCTGACGTAATCGTACCAGCAAGAGTCCCAGCACTACCAGCAGCAGTAGAAGTTTGATTAGAATAAGCATCAACAGCACCTACAGAAGGAGCAGTGGTTTGAATAGTATCACCAGCAGTAAACGAGTTTGAGAAGGTGAATGAAGCACCATCAGTTGTTTGATATGCTGTAGGAACAGAACCAGGAGCAACACCGCTGGAAAGAGTTCCAAGACCACCGACA